GTGAGCACAGAAGAACAGCCCGAGACGCGCGGCGTCGAGCGCCGGACCATCGTGAAGGGGGCGGCGTGGACCCTACCCGTCGTCGCCATGGCCGTGGCGGCGCCCGGCGCCTCCGCGTCCACCACACCCTGTGTGGGGAGCGTGGATGTGATCAGCGCCGGATACATCCGCGACGACCCGGACGGGTGGTACGGAGAACTCCAGTCGAACGCCACCGGTGCTCGTCTGGGGGTGGGAGGAATCCTCCCGGAGGCCCGGATGAAGGCGAACATCGCGTTCCGCAACCCCACGTCGTGCTCGTTCACGGGCACTGTGCGGTTGCAGATTGACTTGCCTCCTCGGGCGCTCGCGGCGGATCCGCGTTCCGAGCAGGGGTTCCCCGGCACCACCGGCGGCTCTTACACCCTCGACGGCGAGACCTGGCGTCGCTACTACTTCACCGGACAGATCACCGTCCCCGCCGGCGGGACGTACATGGTGGGGATCAACTGGACCCTGGCCGACGTCACGACCTTCCGCACGTACTTCGGCGCCCCGGAAGGCCCTCAGCGTTGGACAATTCTGCCCGCTGAGCAGGGCAGCATGGGGTGGCGCCTGCCGAATCCCGGGGGAACGGTGCTCGTAGACGGCGAGCCCAAGTGGACCAGGGGTTACGACAACACCCTCGCTCAGAACGCCGGGTGGTGGGTGCACTCGAACACGGTGGTCCGTACGGCGTGACCGACGCCCCGGAACCCACGTAAGTGCCCCCGTTCTCGCGGGGGCACTTACGTGCGTGTTCCGCGAGCGCGATGGCGCGTGAGTCGGTCGCGAGCCAGCACGCCGCGAGCGAGATCAGCAGGGCCGGGTAACCTGGACTCCCGTGGCTCTTACCATTGGAATCGTCCGATGACGTGCTCTAAGTACGAGGGAACGGCGAGTCGATGATGACGCGCTGCGGCGCATCACGGGGCTGCACACGGATGCGATCAACGAGCATCCGCATGGACTGTCGCTTCTGCTCGACCGGCATCCCGGGCCAGCGTTCGACGAGGTCGCCGACGAATGCGATCGGCCGCACGGTCGCTTGCGCTGACGCGCGGGTGAGCTCGGCCTCGAGGTCCCGCCGTTCTTGTTCGAGCCGGATCCGCAGTCGATCGTAGGCGTCACGGGGAATAAGGTCGTCGACGAACTTCGTCGTAGCAGAGTCGAGGCGTTCGTTCACGGAGGCGATGCGGCGCGAGATCGCCGACACGGGGTCGTCAACGACGCGCGGCTTGCGCGGCGCGCTGCGCGCCTCGGCGTTGAGGTCGCCCCGAAGAGCGTCGAGCCAACGCAGGACGGCGGCCTCGACGACCTTCTCAGACAGCGACGCATCTGGGTGCACGCCATAGTGCTTCGAGCGGAGGCAGGCATATCGCCGATCGCCGTGGTCCGTCCGGCCATGCATCTTCGCTCCGCAGTGGCACTCCATGAGCCCCGAGTAGGCGTAGGGGGATCGCTCGGCGCGCGGGCGACGTCGGCGCTCAGCGCGCGCAGCCTTGAATCGGGCCCAGTCGTCGTCGGTGATGACGGCAGGGTGCACGCCGGGGTGCAGCTCGCCGCGGAACAGGATGAGCCCGGCGCCGAAGCCGGAGTCCAGGAGGCGGAGCACCGCGGGCGTGTTCCATCGCGCGTAGCGTGCGTAGACGCCGTTCTCGTCGGGCCGCGCGTTCGGGTCGGTGAGTCGCAGGGCGATGTTCTGGGCCGACTCGCCAGAGGCGTAGGAGCGGTACATGTCGGCGAGGATCGGTCCTTCGATCGGGTCGATCTGGTAGCCGTCCTCGCGGGTGTAGGTGTAGCCGTAGTGGTGCTGGCCGTTGGGCGTGAGGCCGTGGCGGACGCGCCGCTCCTGGGTTTCCTTCCACGTCGCGCCGATCGACTCCGCCATGAATGCGGCGTGCTCGGCCATCATGCCGCGGCCGAAGCGCCCCGCCGGTGAGCGGTCATTGGGCTCGGTTGCGGACTCGATGTAGCCACCGGCGGTCTCGATCCGGTCGGTGGCGATCGCCCACCGGAGGCGGTTGCGCGCGGTGCGGTCGATGCGCCAGACGAGTAGGACGTCGGCTCGGCGTGACTCGATGTGCTCGATGCCGGTGTCCAGGCGCGCCCACCAGGCGGACTTCTTCCGGGAGCCGGACTCGTCGATGCCCTCGATCCATTCGATGATGTCGATGTTCTCGCGGGCGGCGTACTGCTCGATGGCGTAGCGCTGGTTCTCTGGGCTGATCATGCCGTCTCGCTCTTTCGAGACGCGGACCATCGCGACGCCGCGGCGGCGTGCCGGTACAGCGCGGAGGTGCGGCGCGGCCATCAGTAGCCCCGGATCATGCCGGCGCGGTGCAGCCGCATCCAGGTGCGCATGATCTTCTCGGTCACGGATAGCTCGAGCGCGACCACTGCCGGGTCGTCGGTGATGCCGTAGAACTGCTCAAGCCGCGAGGGGCGGATGAGGCGCTGCGCGGCGATCCGGTCGGCGCGCTCTTCCTGCAGGTCGTCGGTTCCGACGTCGTCGTGCTCGAAGTGGACGATCTCGTGCGCGAGGGCGCAGCGCTCGACGGCGGCGTGGAGGTTGGGGCGGACGAAGATCGCCTGGTGCGCGGAGGAGTACGCGGCGACGGCATCGTCCGGCAAGTCGTCTCGGAAGACAATGGGCAGGTCGAGGATCTCCGCGTGGGCCCACGGGTCGTAGTCGGCAACGCAAGCGCTGTCGCCGCTGCCGTCAACGCCGAACATCAGGCGCAACCCGTGGTGCGTGTCCGGCGCCTCGGAGAACTCGATGTCGTCCCAGTAGTCGTCGTACGCGCTCGTCATCGGTGTCCCCATCCTGATGCTCAGCCCTCTCCCCGTGACGGGTCGATCGGCGTGTTGTCGGTGCTCGCGGCGAGCTGTGTGGTATTAAGCTCGACCGTCTCAAGATCAGTCTGTGCAGAGCCTCCGACATTGCGAGAGGGGAACTGCTTGACGTTCGTCCCCTCGCTGGCGATCCGCTGCGCGCGCGCCATCAGTTCGAGAGGGTCCACGCGTAGGGCGCTGGCGATCGAGTAGAGGTCGCGCACGTTCAGGGTGACCCGCTCGCCCGTGCGAGGGTTGCCCCCGTCGAGGCGCGTCGACATGTACTGCGAGGACTCTCCGATCAGTCGTCCGAGGGCCCTCGAGGATAGATCCTGTCTTCCCATCTCGGCCTTGATCTCTGAGACCAAAGCGTCGGCGAGGCGCTGGGTGTAGTTGTCCACGCGTCCAAGTATGGGGGACTGCATGATTTTTAGTCAACACGCATGATTTGCTTGACACCGCATGACTTGTCATTCATTCTCTATGCATGACACATCACGCAGCAGTGGGCGAGACGGCAGCGCAGCGCCTCGCAGGCGAAGTTCGGGCCGAGATGGCGCGACAGAAGCGCACGGCCGGCGAGATGGCTCAGGCACTCGGTATCACCGCTCACACGGCGGGGCGGCGTCTGAGTGGAGCGGTGCCGTTCAACGTCACCGAACTAGACGCGGTGGCGCGGTGGCTGGGGGTTGAGCTCGAGCAGCTCCTGCAGAAATCGCCCCGCGAGTCCAAGGCGATGGCATCGTGACCGGCTCGGTGCAGGACATGACACCGCAGGAGCGTCTGCGCGCTGCGGCGATCATCATGCGCGACGCGGTCGAGAAGCAGGACGCCGAGGAAGCCGAGCGCGCAGCCCGGGACGCGTCGATGGCGGTGGCATCATGACCGCTTCATCCTCGCTCTCGTCCGGCACGCCAGCGTCGACGCTCCTCGGTACGCGCCGCGAGCGTGCCGCGCTGATTCGGCTACGCGTCGGCGTCCGCGGCGAGGGCGACCGAGAGTGCGGTGAGCCGAGCAACCTGGGTGGTCAACAGCCGGGTCATGACGTTGACGTACTTCACCCACTCGTCGAAGTCGATCCCGCCGCTTTCGTTCAAGACGATGTTCGGGGCGGAAAGCTGAGCGTCGATCAGCTCGTCCACACCCTTCATGGCTTCGGCAACAAGCTCACGCTTCTCATCGTCCATGAGTCTCCTTCGGTCGGCGCGTCCGGGCCGGAATCCCGTGACGCATCTGAGCCGATCGTAGGAGCCGCCCCCGGCGCGGAAACCTTCGACGCGCCGGGGGCATCCACTGGGGCGGTGGCATCATGACGACCTTTGCTGTTCGTGGTGAACACGGTCCTGATGGTCCTGAACTTCGGATTCCTCGCGCTCAGCCTGTTCTTCGAGGCCCGGGTCCGCCGGAGCCGCCGGATTCTGGCAGAAAGCCCGTCCAGGATCTACGGGCGCGGCTATCCCGAGGACGGCGCCCCGCACTACCGCACGGGCGGTGCCAAGTGATCTCCACTGGATATTGGGCGGCAGCATCATGACCGCCGCGCAGCGTCACCCCGTGGCGGTCGTCGCCGCGTTCTTCGCCGCCCTCGTCGCCCTCATCCTCCTGACGGCGATCAACCCCGGCCTCGCGTTCGCGATCGCGCTCGTGATCGGCGGAGTCCTCGCCGTCATCGCCCTGCGAGGCAGCGGTCCGTGGATCGCCGACATCCCGGAGACCCACCCCGACGCGCTCGGGTCGCTCGACGTCGAGCACCTGTCCCCACCGACCACCTGACCTTTCTCGCCAGCGATCCGAAACGAAGGGCACATCATGCCGGGTCCAGCCATCACCGAAGAGCAGCGTCGAGCACGCGCGCTCGCCCACCTCGACGACTTCGAGGCGAAGGCTCGCGCGTCTGTCGCGCGGGCATGCCTCATCAACCTCGAGAACCACTCCCGCCAGATCACCCGCGCCGACTGGCACGACCGCGCCTACGCGATCTTCGCCGAGTTCTACGGCGACGGCGGCCGCGTCGAGCACATGCCCGACAACCTCCTCGCCGGGGTGTTCGCCCAGGCGACGAAGTGGATGGACGAGTCCACCATCATCGATCTCGCCCGGCAGGTGTGGGGCGGCTTCCCGTTCGACGCGTCCGACGGCGACAACCGGGTCCAGTGGATGCCGGAGGACGACACGGTCATCCTCACCGTCCCGCACCTCCTCTCCGACGGCACCCGAGCGGTAGCGGACTGCGTCGTCACGCCAGGCCGCATGGTCGGGTCACTGCGATGACCGCCACGCGCAGCGAGGCCGAGGCGGCCCACGAAACACGGCTCATCGCCGACATCCGCAGCTGGCGTGAGCGGTGGCCAGATAACCGTCTGTCCTTCGCTCCGGACGAGGTGGACCTGCTGCTCCGTATCGCGGACGAGCGGGACCAGCTTCGCCGCGACCTGCGCGAAGAGCAGCAGGGACGCGGGCGCCGCCCCGTGGACGCTGCGACGCCCGAGTCGGACGCCTATGTCGTCCGCACCTGCACTGAGTGCAGCCACGCCCCGCACGGGATGATCTGCTGGCACGAGCATTGCGCGTGCCGCGGGAACGGCGGTCGGTCATGACCGAGACGACGAAGCCCAAATTCATCGTCGTCGTCGCCGACGGCGCACCCGAGGACGTGTGGCACGAGGCCCGCGCCGAGGGCGTCACCGCATCGGAGATCCACGCGATCGCCGTCGGCAGCATCAAGGCGCGCCGCGCCATCCTCGACGGCAAGCTCAACGGCTCCACCTTCCACGGCAACCAGCACACGAAGCGTGGCCACGAGCTCGAACCGGTCATCATCGCCGCCGCGGCGCAGCTTGCCGGCGTCACCGCGCTGGCGGGATCGAACGCGCTCCTCGCGCACCCGGAGCACCCGCTGCACCGGGCCACCCCGGACGGACTCGGCCACCACGCGATCTTTGGCAACTTCGGTGCCGAGGTGAAGCGCCGCGAGAAGACCGCCGCCATCGACGTCCCCGTCGACCACTACGACCAGATGCAGTTCGGCATGTGGGTGACCGGCCTCAACTGGTGGCTGTACGCCTGGATGGTTGAGGGGGAGGACCGCATCCATCACCGGTGGATCGAGCGGGACGATGACCGCATCGCCGTGCTCGCCCGGCAGGCGGACGACTTCATCGCGTGGCGCGCGGCCGGCGCGCCCGCCATCGACGGAATCCCCGACGAGGTGGACGAGGCGTTCACACGGTACGCCCGCGGCCTCGCCATCGCCGCCGAGGGGGAGGCGCTGAAGAAGACCGCCCGCCCCGTCATCGACGCGTGGATCGCTGAGCAGAACCCGACCGACGTCCTCCGCCGCGAGGGATCGCACGCCTCCCTCACCTTCACCCCGAAGTCGAAGACCGTCCTGGACGAGGACGCGTGGGCCGAAGCCGAACCGGAGACGTTCGCCGAGGTCACCGACCTTGAGCAGCGCGCCGCGGCCACCCGCGAGCTGGCCGGATCCATCTACGCCAAGACCGTGGCGGCGACGCCCGGGTTCCGCATCGCACCGAACGGAGATGCAGCATGACCACCCAAACCCACATCGCGACACTCGCGTCGATCGAGTGCAGCGAATGCGGCGTGACATTCGCGGCAACGGAGAGCTTCATCGCCGCACGCCGCGCGGACCACCGCACGTTCTACTGCCCCAACGGGCACAAGCAGTACTACCCGCAGGAGAGCGAAGCGGAGAAGCTCCGCGCCCGCCTCCGGTCCGTCGAGGCGCAACTTACGAGCACCAGTGACCAACTGCAGGCGACCGAGCGCCAGCGACGCGCGCAGAAGGGGCAGGTCACCCGCCTCCGTAACCGGATCGCTGCCGGTGTGTGCCCGTGCTGCAACAGGTCGTTCCAGGACGTCCGCGCGCACATGAAGGGCCAGCACCCCGACTTCGCCACGCCCACGGACGGAGATGCATCATGAACGACTTCACCGCATCCAACGGAGTGATCGTGCGGGAGCACCCCGGCGCCATCGGCGTGCGTCGCTCGGTGGAAGACCGGGACCCGGTGCCGGTCCCCGGCTTCACAAGGCCGGAGCGCGTGCAGACCTACTTCGACCCGCGACAGTGGGACGCGGTCGCGGAGGCTGTTCGGGCTGAGGAGGATGCCCGCCTCGGATGGTGGCGGTATCCCGCGGACCCGGATTTCGTCGTCCTGGAACCGCGCGATGGTCAGCCGGTGCGGGTTCTGAGGTTGAGCACCGGGCGGTCGCTGGATTACTTCCGGTCTGAGCCTCGGGTAGCTCACCCGAGCGCATTCGCCTCCACCGCATACGCCTACTTCGATACTCACCCGGAGCCGAAGCCGTGGCACGACGCCAAGCCCGGCGAGGTGTGGCTGCTTGACGCAGACACGTTCTCCGGTCTGCACTTCGTCGCGGAGTCGCTGGGCTTCGTCGGCGGCATCGGCTTCATGTCCATCCCAGGCGGAAACCGCGGACCGGGCCTGACGGCTCGGGTCATCAAGACCGCTCGCCGCATCTACCCGGAGGTGACTTCGTGAGCGCCCGCCGCACGGTCCCCGCCCCCGAGGTGGCACGCGGCGCGGGAGTGGTCGAAGCGATCAGCGAGACCCGCCCCACGGGTGTCCTCCGCATCCTCTCCCAGCGTGAAGCGGAGCGGATGACGCAGGAGATCAAGCTCACCGCATCCGGCATCCGCAACAACCTGTTCAAGCTACGGAATCAGATCGATGTGGCGAAGAACTCTAACGTGTGGGCGATGACGGGGTTCTCGTCCTGGACCGCGTGGCTGTCGGACACCCTCTCCGAAGAGCCGATGCGCGTGTCGCGGGAGGAGCGCCTCGAACTGGTCGAGTACCTCGCCGGTGAGGGGCTGAGCGCACGGGCAATCGCGCCGATCGTGGGCATCGGGAAGTCGCAGGTCGCCAAGGACATCGCCGAGGTGTCCACTTCTGGACACGAGAACCCCGCGCTCCCGGGCATGCCGGACGAAGTCGAGGATGTCACCCCGCGCGCACCCGAGGTGTCCACCCCGGTCGTGCACGGACTTGACGGGAAGACCTATCCGAAGCCGAACCTCCGCGTCGTCACCGCCACTGCGATCACCGACGACGCCCGCGCCGCCGGCATCGCCCTCCGCAAGGCCATCGAGCGTCTCGACCGCATCCGCAACGACGAACGCTTCCCCGGATACCGCGAACAGATCCTCGCGGACATGACCGAGCACCTCGGCTACGCCCGTGACGTGCTGACCGACTACGGCGTCGAGAACCTCCTCGCCGACCCCTCGAAGGAGAACTGACATGCCGAAGAAGATCGCGCTCCTGCTCGACGCGGGACAGCTCAAGTGGGCGCTGCGCGGGGCGCTGGCGGCTGCATCGACCGACGACATCTACCCGCCGCTGTGCACGGTCCACTGGATCGTCGACGGCAAGCACGTTCACCTCGTCGCCACCGACCGCTATCGCGTGCACGAAACGCTGGTGCCCAGACCGAAGGGTGCAGGGCATGGGGCGTTCCTCATGGATCGCCGACAGGCGGCATGGATCCTCGCCAACGCGCATCGACCCGCGCGCTCCTACCCTGAGCAGCAGATCCGGGTGACGTGGAGCGAGGGGTTGGACGCCAAGGCGGGCCGCATCGCGGTCGACATTGTGGCATCCGAGGCCGAGGACGCTCCGGTGCTGCGGTACGAGGCGGACGCCGTCCGCGGCAACTTCCCCCCGGTGCATCGCCTGTTCACCTCGGAGCCGTCGACAGCGGAGGAGTTCGAGCCGGTCAACATCGTCGGGCTCGACCCGCGGTTCCTCGCCGACATGCGGCACCTCGTCGGACACCGCGGCGAGCCGCTCGTCTTCTCTGTGCCGAAGCCGGGCGAGAAGAAGTACTCGCCCATGCTGGTCCGCAACACCGCCGGCACGGCGCGAGCGCTGCTGCAGCCGAACCTGCTGGTCCGAGGCGAGCCGGAATGGCTCGGTGGCGAGGTATCGGAGAAGGCTCCCGTTGCGAAGGCGAGCGCGGCATGACCGAGCAGCAGACCATCGGATCCGACGAGGACGTCGCGAAGACCCTCGCCGAGTACGAGCGCATCGCCCAGGAGTCGGGGGAGTGGAACGGCCGCGAGGCTACCGAGTTCACGAACGACGGCGTCATCTGGTCGCCCTTCTGGCTGAAGACCGAAGCGCACCCGCACCCCGTCGCCGCTCGCTCCCGCGTGCACCGCGTCGGCGTGCAGTACCCCGCGGAGGAAGTCGTCCTGTGGGACGAGGCATTCCCCGCCGAGGACCCGGGCTGGCAGAAGGTGTGGACCGACCGCCCCCGTGTCCTGTTCGGCGCCTTCACCGCACGCCGAGCGATCAAGGCCGCGTTCCGCGAGCTACTGCGCGACCGCCGCGAACCGGACGACCTGCCCGACGCGCGCGACGTCGCCCCGACACCGCAGCCCGAGCCGCGGGACTGGGACCTCGAGATCGCCACCGCGCAGACGGTGGACGAGCTGAAGGGTGTCTGGTCGGACGCCCGTGCTGCGCGTGCCCGCACGGCTGCGCGCGAGGTGGCGTACAACGCACGGCTCGCGGAGTTGCGCGCGGCCGAGCCGGTCCGGAGCGCGGAGTACGCGTGGACGCCGGAGCCGGTGGCGGCACCTGTCCCGACGCCGCACCCGCCCACCGTGGACCTGCGCCCCGCGACCGCACCGAAGCCCCCCCGCATCCCCGGTCACCTCCGTCCCCGCAACCCGGAGATCTCCGCAGCACTCGCCGCCGCCGTGGCGGACGCGGAGAGCCACGGCCGCCCCGTCCCGCGCGCGGCCCGCCGGGCCACCCGGAAGCAGGCTCAGCCGTGACCGTCGACCAGGACACCGGAGAGGTGCAGGAGAAGGGCTTCGCGATCAAGCGCGGCGCCGAGTTGCTCACGTTCGAACCGACGAACCCCGGCGAGATGGAGCGGTTCATCCGCGAGGCCGTCGGCCTCCTCGAAGAGATGCCCGACGTGATGCTCGAGATCAACGACCGCCGGTACGCCGCCGAGCGCGCCTACTCGCGGAAGAAGAACGAGCACCTCGCCGGCTACGGCAAGGCGGGCGTCCCTGCGACGTTCGCCCGCGCCCAAGCCGAGGTGGACGCTCTCGCCGAGCTGCAGACGTGGCACAACACCAAGGCGGAGTACCACTACGCCGAGAAGACGGAGCAGGCACTCCGCACGAAGGTCTACTCGATGCTCAACATCAACCGTGCCATCGCGGCACAGTATGGGGCGCACCGATGAGCCTCTTCTACGAGGACGCGTTCGTTCAGTTGCATCACGGCAAGTACGAGGATGTGCTGCCGACGATCGAAGCGGCGCACGTAGTGATGTGCGATCCGCCGTACAGCGAGCATGTACATGGAGCGGCGCGCAGCAGTCGAATGGTGGCCGCGAACGACAGGGGTGGTCGGTACGGCGCCGATGTCCGCCGGAATGTGGACCTGGGGTTCGAGTACCTGACGGACGGGGACAGGCGTTTCCTCGCGGCCGAGTTCGCAAGAATCGCCCAGCGGTGGGTGCTGGTGTTCTCGGATGTCGAGTCTGACCACCTATGGCGCGAGGATCTGACCGCTGAGGGCTTGGACTACGTCCGTACGGGCGCGTGGGTGAAGGTCGGGTCGACTCCCCAGTTCTCCGGAGATCGCCCGGCCACCGGATTCGAAGCGATCACGATCGCTCATCCCCGCGGGCGCAAGCGCTGGAACGGCGGGGGCCGCCACGGCGTCTGGGAGTTCGAGCCTGTCTACAAGGTGCCGATCGTTCTGAACCGAAGTGGCAGGGATCCGCGTCTGCATACGACGCAGAAGCCGCTGCCGCTCATGCGCGCCCTCATGGATGACTTTACCGAGCCTGGCGAGATCGTTCTGGACGCAACGGCGGGCTCGGGGACGACGGGTCACGCCGCCAAGGCGGCGGGTAGGCGAGCCATCCTCATCGAGCAGTCCGAGGAGTACTGCGAGAAGATCGCGCGCCGAATCGCCGACGTGACACCCGACGTCGTATCCCTCAAGGTCGAACCGGACTGGGAGCCTCTGTCGTTCGGCGATTGGGAGGACGCATCATGATCAACCGTCCCGCCATCGCTTACTCCGGCTCCGCCCTCCGTGAGCGGAACATCAAGATCGACAAGCGGGAGGGTCAGTCCTGCGCCCGCTGCGGTAAGGGCATCTGGGAGAACGGTTCCCGCCACCACCGCAAGTACAAGTCCCGCGGCGGTGGCGACGAGGTATCGAACGGCCTGCTCATGTGCGGCTCCGGGACGACGGGATGTCACGGGTGGGCGCACCATCACCCCGACCTCGCTCGTGAGGACGGGTTCGCCGTCAACTCGTGGGAGGATCCCACGCTCATACCCGTCCGCCTGTACATGGCAGGCGGTCGCCTGGTGTACCTCGACGACGAGGGCGGATGGTCGCTCGAGCCGCCCGTCGCGCCCGAACCGACGGGAGCAGCGGTATGACCGCGCAGATGCTCGCCGAGATGTCGGTCGAGGAGATCGTCGCGGCGATGGGACAACCCATGTCGGGCGAGTTGTTCGCTGGCGTGGGCGGCCTTGGTATGGCGGTCGACGAGGTGTTCGGCACGCGGCCTGCATGGTTCTGCGAGTTCGACGAGGCACCGTCAAAAGTGCTCGCCCACCACTTCCCGGACGTCCCGAACTTCGGCGACGTCACGAAGGTCGACTGGACCGCCGCCCCCCGCGTGCAGGTACTCGCCGGCGGATTCCCCTGCCAGGACGTGTCTCTCGCCGGAGCTCGGCGCGGCATGCAGGACGGCACCCGCTCGGGCCTCTGGTCCGAGTACGTAAAGGCCATAGACGCTCTCCGCCCCGATTGGGTGGTCATCGAGAACGTCCGCGGCCTCCTCTCTGCCGACGGTGAGCCGTGGCACCCCGACCTCATCGAAGCCGACGCCGAAGTGAAGCGGATCGACCAACTCATCCGCATGACAGACCGGTTCCTTCATGGCAACCCGGCCCGCCGTCGCGAAGGAAGGACACCTCATGTCGTCGAGTGGAGGAGAGCAGCCGTTCGCCTGGCGCGATCCCGTAAGCGGGCGGTTCGTGTCCGCGACCGAGAGCGAGGACTTGTTCGGCGAGCAATCGACACAGTTCTCCGGGACCTGGCCGACCTCGGGTTCGATGCGGAGTGGTGCGGTCTACCGGCGTCCGACGTCGGCGCCCCGCACGGCAGGTTCCGCGTCTTCATCCTCGCGTGGCCCCAAGAGCGCACCCCTGCTTCCGACGCCGACCGTGATGGACTTCAAAGAGTCGGGCGGTTCGACGCCTTCGGACGTGACGCTGACGGATGCAGTCGTGCGGACGAAGCTGGGGACGGTGCCGAATCCACGTCACGCGACCTAGTGCTGCTCCCGACGCCGACGGTCGTGATGAACGACGGCGAGAGCACCGAGTCCTGGCTCGCGCGACGCGAGCGGGTGAAGGCGACCCGTGTCAACGGGAATGGCATGGGCATGCCGCTGCCGATAGCAGTGCAACTGCTACCGACACCAACCGCGAGCGAGGGCGAGCACGGCGGCCCCGGACGCACGTACGGTGACGGTTCGCCGACGCTGGGTGGTATCGCCTCGCTGCTTCCGACGCCGTCGGTGTCGAACGCGCACGGCAATGACGTGAACGGACGGGGCGAGCCGATCCTGCCGGGGATCGCCCAACTCCTCCCGACGCCGATGGTCGGCTCATCTTCGCCGGCCGCGCACGGTCAGATCAGTGGCGACTTCCGCGCTGCGATGGACCGTGTGATAGATCAGGTGAAGGTGCTCCCGACACCAACCGCCCGCCTGGGCGACAAGCATGGACGGGGCGCATCTGACCCAGACCGAAGGAAGGCCCTTAACTCGAAGCGCGCGGGAGAGCTGGACGAGATCGCCGTCCATCGCGTGGCTGCGGACTGGGGGCCTTATGCCGGCGCAATCGCACGATGGGAGACGGTTCTCGGCCGGCCGGCACCGTCGCCAGTGCGGATGGATGGGAAGGGTGGGAAGGCTCGTCTGAACCCGGAACTGACCGAGTGGATGATGGGCTGGCCCTACGGGTGGGTGACGGCATCCGTCATCGGCCTGTCCCGCGCCGAGCAGCTCAAGGTGTGCGGCAACGGGGTCGTCCACCGTCAGGCCATCGCGGCACTGCGGATCATGCTCGCCCGCCCCGGCGTGCCGGCTGTCGAATGGGCGTTGGCAGCATGACCGCCCCGACGAGAGTCCCGGGCGCGGTCTGCGCTCTCGGCTGCTGCACCGCCGACGTCGCCGCGCTGCGTGACGGTGGGTGGTCGACGAACGACAAGGGTTGGAAGCTCGACGATCGCCGCCGTGAGCACGTCACCCGGGAGTGGGCGCGCGAGTCAGCCCGCATCGACCGGGCGCACGCCGCGTTCCCGACGTGTGCTCTCTGCGGTCAGCGAGTGCTCAAGCTCGACCGGTTCGGGCTGTGCTCGAAGGACAAGGGAGAGCACGCGGAGTGGCGTGCTGACGCCCGCCGAGACGAGAAGGCGGGTGCGCGATGAGCATGCCGGAGTTCGCGATGACCTATGTCGTCTACTGGCGCGAGCGTGGCGTGATGAAGGTCGGCCGATGCCGACACTCCCGCCGGGTCCGATCCTTCGTTGACTCGGGCGCGGAACTGCTCGTGCTCGTCCGGGACACGCCCGTCGGGTGGGAGCGAGCGGCGCTCAAGGCGTTTGCAGCCCGCTTCCCGCGCACGTTCGCCCACCACTCGGATGCCCGCTCGCTGCTGCCTCGCGGCCGTGGCTTCTCGGAGTGCTTCACCGTCGCGGCCGACATGGTCGGCGCGGCAATCACCGAATTCAGGAAGGCCGTACATGCCGTTCACGCCAGCGAGGAAGTTCAAGCTCGAAGCGTTGAACCGCGACGAGCGGTTCCTGTCACTCCCGAGGGACCTGCGCCTGTTCTTGATGCAACTACTGATGTACGTCGATCAGCTGGGGCGGGAGATCGCGTCCTCATCAACACTGCGAGAGACGCTGTTCGAGTTCGACGAGGACGTCACGGTGAAGCAGGTCGACGAGTGGCTGCTCGCCCTCGAGGACGAGGGATGGCTGGTCCTCTACACGTCGGGACGGCGCATCTTCATGCAGATCAACCCGGTCCCGTGGGCGGCATTCGTGTCGTGCGACGGCCGCGACGGGTCGAGACACCCCGAACCAGACCCGGGCCCGGTGTCCGCCCAGAGCACTACCTGGGGCGACCTGCGGGGCGTCTCCGGGGCGTCTCCGGCGAGAGGGGAAGGGGGGAGCGGGGTGTGGTGGGAGGCGCCGGATGGGGTGCCCCCGGCTGGCTGCCCGAAGCATCCGCACAACACCGGACTCATCCCCTGCGGGGCGTGCGCCGGGGCGCGGAAGATCCACGAGGGGTTCATGCGTGGAGAGATCACCAGGGAGCAAGCGGTCGCCGCGTGGCAGGTGCCAGGCGCAGACGACTTGCCGTTCTGAGCAGGGAAGGGGCAAGGCAATGACGACCAGTAGCGGTGACTTCCGCATCCCCATCACGATCCACCTCCACGTTCACACGGTGCGGGCGATCCATGCGGCGGCGAAGCGGGCGTCGGATCTGCTGGGCCGCGAGGTGACGGCACGGGAGTTGATCGAGCGCCGTGTGACGGATGCCGTCGTGGGCGCACCGAACCCGAACATGCCCGCAGTGCCACCACTGTTCACCGCGGAGGAGCGGGCACAGATGACGAACGGCAAGGCGGGTCACGCTGTTCGACTCACCGAACGTGGACAGGAAGTGATCCGCAGCCTCACCGAAGCGGGCAAGACGGCTGAGTACATCGCCGGAGCGATCGGATGCCACCCGAGCACCGTCGCGAACTACCGAACGAAGCTGCGCGCGGAGCCGCGCGAAGAGACAGCCCATGACGAGAACGGGAGCGCACGATGAAGGTTCAGATGCTGGACGAGGGGCAGATCGTGGTGCGGCTCGAATACCGCAACCTGCCCGACCTCGACATGCTCATGCTCGACATCTGGCGGCACCTCGACGACGAGACCGGCTACCGCTACGGCGACATGTTCGAGAGCGGCGACTGTCCGACCAACTTCGCGGTGAACGACGAACCGGAATGGCAGTGGGCAAAGATCAGCCCCTGCTACTGCGGTGAGCATGGGTGGCACTGGGATGCCAGATCGGCCGTGGAGTGGACGAAGCGCCAGCTCGAAGCTGGTTTGGTCGAGGGCGAGCCGGATATGCTCGCGGACCGTCCGCGCGGCCGGTTCATCGCGATGGAATGGTCACGGTGACTGCGGGCGGCTCGGGTCGAGCGTGTATCCGTGGATGCACCGTCCGAGATGTGCACTTCGCGACATGCCCCTGGTTCGGGATGACAGACGAAGCGGTGGAGTACGTGTCGCAGCTAGCGAACACCCCGCCGCGGTGCTCGGGCTGCGCACCGCGCATGGCTCGTGACGGTGTGCTGCTATGTGAGGGCTGCTACCGCCGCATCCGCCGCCTACTTGGGGAGTCGGCCGACCTGATCGCGCACCTCCGCTCACTCGCGGACCCGCTGAAGGCCGCGGTCTACGACCGGGTCATGGTGTCCTCGTCACGCCCGGACATCCCGGCGCCCGTGCCAGCCGACCTGATCGACGCGTCGGATGACCTGATGCGGATGCTGCAGGGCTGGGCGGCCGTGGTTGACCCGAGCCTCACGGGCCGCGTCGGCCTGGCTGCGGGGACGGAGACAGCGGAGGCGTTCGATGACGCGGATCTGTATCTGCAGGCGATCCTCGCCGAGTTCGACCACCTCGCGAACCGCACGGAGATCACGGACCTCGCGGATGCTGTGCTGCACCGTCACTCGGGGGAGCCGGAGTGGTGGTCCGTGGTGGACGCCCTGGGGAAGTGGCCGCTGGATGATCACCCGCGGTGGGCGAAGTCACCGTGCCCGGAGTGCGACTGCAAGACCGTGCGTGTCCGCCCGCCGAGACGGAAGGGTGACGCCGCGGTGTACCGGTGCACGACGTGCGAGTGGGAGTCCGACGACCGCGAGGACGACGGTTTCTACGCCGAGGTGTTCGCCGAGCTCGTGCCCGACACGGAGCCGCCCGCGGTCGTGGGTCGCGGTGCGCCGGCACCCGCGCGCGAGCCGCTCCCGGCGGCGGCGACGGCATACCGTCCGACCCTGCGGATCATCCCGCCGGCCCCGTCCGAGCTGCCGCCGTCGTCGGTGTGCCCCGAGTGTTTCACGGCTCGTGCGGTGAATGGGGCGTGCATATGTGGCTGACGCAGGAGCAGGCAGCGGCTCGCGCCGGGGTGACGACCCGCACGATCCGCAACTGGGTCGCGTGGGGCGAGCTGAAGCCACGCCTCGACCGGTTCCGGGAGTCGGACGTGATCGCGACCGAGAAGCGTATGCGGGCACGCCGTGGCCGCAGGAAGAGCACCGAAGGAAGGAAGACCGCATGACCACCACAGGGAAATACCGTAAGAAGCCCGTCGAGATCGAAGCGCGACAGTTCAACACCGATGACGACGGACAGAGCATCGCGGCTTGGATTCGCGGCTACCACGGAGACGATTCCGCGTTCTGGTTCGGCAAGGGCAATCTCGACTACGACCTGCACGCGACGGCCATCGTCATTCACACCCTCGAGGGAGCCATGACGGCCTCTCCGGGCGACTGGATCATCCGGGACGTGCAGGGCGAGTTCTATCCCTGCAAGCCCGACATCTTCGCCGCGACCTACGAGGCGGTGACCGCATGACCACCATCCGCGACACCATCGACCGAGCCATCGGCCCGGTCGTCTGCAACGCATCGAACTTCCCGGAGAGGGTACAGGCTCGCCTTCTGGGACAGGACATGGCTCCGCTGCGCAAGCGGCTCACGGACGCCGTGCTCGCTGCCCTGTCTTCCCCGCCCACCGACGACTCACGCGAAGCGCTGATCGACGAGCTGACCGCGACGGTCGGATGGATGAAGCGCACCCGGAACCTCATCGACGCTGACCGAGTTATGCGGGCGATCGCCTTCATCCGCGAGGTTCGCCCGCGCGGGCCGGTCACCGACGCCGAGGCGACTCGGGATGCACTCATCGAGGGCGTGAAGCTCGAAGCTCGCAACCTCATGCGGTCAGACCCGCGTGTCTGGCACGAGGCCCTGGAATCTGCGCTCGACAAGACGCTGCCGGGATTCTGGAACGCCGCACGGCAGGCCCGCTCGTGAGCGCCGAGAACACCCAACCCACCAACCACGTGGATGGGGGCGCGAAATGACCTGTCGAGGGTGCGGCGGGACCGGCCGCGTGAGTCCTCGCCACGCATTCGCGGGCATCTGCACGCGCTGCTGGGGCTCGGGAACCGAGACAAAGCCCGAGACCGAGAACCACGTGGATGGGCGCACATCGTGAGCGCGCTACACGTCGCATTCGTTGTCCTCGACCCGGCTCAGGACTACGACGAAGACAGCGTGATCTGGAGTGTCCACGGCTCGCTCGAAGCCGCGAAGGTCGGGGCGCGGCAGGGACGCGCCAGGGAGTACGCCGGGAGCAACGACTTCCAGGAGCGCATCCGCCACACAGAGGTACAGAGGTGGCAGGGCGCGCGATGCACGGACGTGTGGACCTTCTGGCCCGGAGATCGGACATGGGATCACCGGCCGGGTCCCGGTTCGAGTGTGCAGGATCCCGAGCACGCGGAAGGGAGGTCGTGATGCCTGAGAACGACACGTTGGCGTGGGTCGAAAGGACGCTGGCTTTGCCCGTATACGCCAATCCCGCGCCCGACTCCTACGGCGAAGGGGTGCGCGACACCCTCCGGACCGTAGCCAAGCTGATGCACGCCGAGCGTACCAACGGCCTGATTGATCGTTCGTCGTTCGGCGACGCGGACTCGGTGGTGGCTCGCGAGAGCGTTAGTGACGAGAAGGCGCGCGACCTCGTGGAGCGGTCGAAGCGCGCGGAGGTGCACCACGACGGCGTGTGTCACGAACCGAGTGTTCCGTCGTCTGGGGGTGCATCATGACGATGGCCACACGCTGCGCCTGCGTCTGGGACTGCTCGCACGCCTGGTGCGGATGCGGAGCGCACGTCACTCTCGTCTGCGTGTGCGGCGTCCGACCTCATGACTGCCCTGTCCATCCGCGACCGAGTGTTCCGTCGTCTGGGGGTACGTCGTGACCACCGTGGAGACCAGATGGCATGAGGAAGTGGGAGTATGAGCATCGTGAATGAGTCGGACCTGCGACGGGACTTTCCAGAGCTGCCTGAGCAGTTGTCTTGGATAGACGGCCCCACCATTGAGTCCACCGTCACCTCGTGGTGGGTTGGGCCGGTCGGTACGTACAAGGCTAACTCGCCCCAGTCCCCATCTGACGAGCGCGTTGGCAGCCAGGAGACCCGGCGAATCATAGGGCGGGTGCGGGGGCAGCACATCGACCTGGGGGCAACTCGCTTTAGTTCTCTTGAAGAGCCTTCGACCGAAGTGGAAGTGACGCGCGAACTCCCTCCCGTCTTCTTTGCCCGTGGTCGCTAGACGCGCCGCAATCTAAGCGTTTCCAGCGTTTCCACCATCCGTGCTAGGCTGTGCCTTGCACAACCACTGACTCTACGAAAGCCCCGCCCCACCCGGCGGGGCTTTCGTCATGTCTGGGTGCATTCTCTTCCCTCGGAGTTGGTGCTCTTCGCCGAGGGGCTCGTCCCGACACCACACGCTCACATCCCTTCGCCCGCGCCCGCGTCGTCGACACGCCAGGCTGACGTGCATGTCGGAGCGGTGATGGGCTGTCGGGACGCTGTCTTCCCGAGCAGGGGTCCGCGTCGCGGCGGAACCACCGTCGGCCCTGGCCTCAGGCCTATAGCCGGCGCCCCTGCTCGGGATTCCAAACGTAGAACGAGGCGTCGCCACACGCCTACTCCACGGCTCACTCAATCGTGAAGCGCGGGCATCCGGGTGTGGGCGAGACCCCGGATGCTCGCGGCAAAAGACTTCCTCGCGCCATCGCGAGGTTGAGTACCGACCGCATCAAGCTCTCGAAGGAGTCGTACCATGTCCAACACCACCCAGAACCCCATCCCGACCGTCGGACGCATCGTGCTGTACACGCTCTCTGAGAGCGACGCCGAGGCGATCAACCGTCGTCGTGCCGACCGCCTCGCTTACCAGGCGAACCCCTACAACGACCCCCGCATCGCGAAGAAGCCGACCGGCTTCCAGGTGCACGCCGGCAACCCAGCCAACGCCGGTGACGTGCTGCCCATGCTGATCGTCAAGACGTGGGGCACGACGCCCGAGTCGTCGGTAAACGGGCAGGTCTTCCTCGACGGCAACGACACGCTCTGGGTGACCTCTGTAAGCGCAGGCGAGGGGCACCGCCGCTTCGCCTGGCCGACGCGCGGCTGAGAACACCCATGCCGATGGAAGTCTGGCGCTGGGCAGCCACTGCGGCCGCCGAGCGGCGCATCTTCCAGGAGGACACCGAGCGCCGCGACCGACTGCACACCGCCGCCGTAGCGCGCCGACGGAAGGCCAAGCGCGGAGGTCGACGGTGAGCACTCCCGATCGCCCCGAGGTGTCCACTACTGGACAGGTGTCGGAAGACGACGGCGAGACGATCGTGCGGGGGAGTGACTGACCGTGACCGACTACCTGCTCGACTTCCTTGGCGCCGTCGTTGCCGCGATCCCTGCGTGGGCGTGGACTGCTGCCGTCGCGGCTGGGTGCGCCCTGGGGTGCATCGGCGCTATCGCCGAGGTGAAGCGGTCGTGAGCAGTCGCAGCATCCGCGATGGGAAGGGCCATCGTGCCTACCGTCGCGCGCAGGCCGCGCTGAAGCGCCGTACGCACGCACACAACCTCCCATGCGGATACGGCTCCACGTCGGGCTGGGGATGCGGCGAGCAGATCGACACGACCCTCCCACCCACCCACAAGCGCAGCTTCACCGCCGACCACGACAACGCGCTCGCGAACGGTGGCCGGCTCGTCGGCCAGGTGCTCGTGCCCATGCACCGAGACTGCAACGCCCGGAAGGGGGACAACGCGGCCCCAGAGGTGTGGGCCGCCACATAGACCACCGCGCGCGAGAGATTGCATGGACGGGCCGATGATCGAGCCCGCCTCAGGGACCGTCGCGCGCGGCCTGACCTGTCCACGACTGGACACCTAGGAACCCGGCATGCACGCGAGTGGGGACGCCTGCGCATAGCGGCATGCCGGGCAAGACGTTAGGCCGAGGGGGAGCCAACCCATGAACCGATCGTCATGGGACGCGCTCCTGACCGCCTGGCGAGACCTCACCCGCCCGACACGCTGACAGCCACCCAGGGGGCCTGGAAAAATACCAGGCCCCCTGGGTGCTGCCCACCTCCCGCACGGTCCTGGCAGCTCTCTCCGCAGGTGAAAAACGCGCATGGGGGAATTCTTCGGGGACGAGGGGGAATGCGATGGGACGCCCAAAGGCCCCCTGTGGCACTGACGCGGCCTACCGTCGGCATCTTCGCGAGGGTGTGGAGCCGGATGCGGCGTGCCGACGGGCTCACACTGACGCGGGTCGGGCTTCGTCGAGCCGGAAGAAGCCGGGCGCGCCGAAGGGGCCGACGTTCGAGCCGGATCCGGAGGGGGAGAAGCCGAGCGACGCCCCGACCGATGACATGCAGTTGATCGTGGACACGCTGCGCACGGCATTCAAGAAGATCGCCGCTGACGACCCGACTCGGTTGGCACCGATCGCCCGGGAGTTCCGCGCTGCCGTCGCGGCCGTGCGCGGTCCTGCCGAAGCGCCGAAGGAGTTGACCCTTGCCGATCAACTCGCCCAAGCCCGAGCTGCTCGGGCTGCAAGAACCTCGGGTCAGGGCGCTTCCGCTCAGTAGGGCCGACACGCTCGTCGATGACGTGCTCGACATCTGCGACCTCGCGAACATCGTGTGCGATCCGTGGCAGGAGGGTGCGCTCGAGGCGATCGCTTCCGTCGACGAGGACGGGCAGTGGGCGGCGACCGAGTTCGGCATCCTCGTCTCGCGCCAGCAGGGCAAGGGCAACATCCTGCTCCCGTACGAGTTGGCGCATCTGTACTTGTGGCCTCGCGAGGACGGCGCGCCGAAGCTCATCGGCCACACGGCACACGAAGGGCCGACGGCGCGAGAGGCATTCCGACGCGCCCGCCGCATCATTCTCGCCTCTCCGATCCTCCGCGCCGAGCTGGTCGGCGGCGGGAAGCAGACCGCCCAGGGCATCACCGGAATTTCGACCGGCAACGGCAACATGGCGATCGAGCTGAAGAACGGCAACCGCCTCGTGTTCTTCACGCGCACCGGCGCGGCAGGCGTCGGCGTCTCCTTCGATGTCCTGATCATCGACGAGGCGCAGCACTCGCCGCTGACCATCCTCGAGGCTCTTCTCCCGGCGTCGGATGCCAGTCCCAACCTGCAGGTGCTCTTCACGGGCACCGTCCCGAAAGAGGATCAGGACGGCGAATATTTCGAGGGCCTCCGCGATCGCGGACGCTCCGGGGGGCTCGATCGAACGGGCTGGATTGAGCACACCCCGGTGGGGTCGGACGATCCGGAAACCGCCGCGAAGATCGATCTCGGCGACCCCGAGGTGTGGCGTCAGGGGAACCCGGGTCTCGGCATCCGCCTTGCGTGGAAGACCGTGCAGGACGCCTGGAATCGCATGGGCCAGACGAGCCCGGAAGCGTTCGCTCGTCAACGCCTGTCGATCTGGCCCTCCCGGCGCGCTGAAGTCGTCGAGGCGTTGTCGGATCTCGACCTCGATATGTGGAAAGAGAAGGTTGACTCGACCGCATCCGTGCAGGGCAAAGGGGTCATCCTCGCGTTGGCGCTTACCGCTGGCGGTGGTGCTACGACGATCGGCAAGGCTGTTCGCCAAGGAGACGATCGCATCGCCGTGGAGCACCACTGGTCACAGAGCGGAACGATGTGGGTAGCTCCCATGCTGAAGAAGCTGAAGGCGGAGTACGGCCGCGTCACGGTCGTCCTGGATCCGAAGAACGCCGTCGCCGTGGTCGCCGCACTCGACAAGGCGAAGATCAAGTACATCGCCATGACGGTCGATGAGATTGCCGCTGCGCACGCTCTGTTCATCGAGTGGGTGAACGCCGGAATGGTGCCCCACCGCGATCAGGCCGAAGTGACCAAGTCGCTGGAATTCGCCACCACCCGCAACTTCCCTCGCGGAGGTCGGACATGGGAGCAGTCCGACCCGACGAAGCCGATCACGATCGCGCAGGCGGTGACGTGGGCGCTGTGGGGCGTGCTCAAGTCCGAGGCGTCGCCGAAGAAGTCCACGCCGGCACCGCCGGCACCGCGTGTGATCCAGGCGGGAACCCCGCGCGGCGAAGCGAATCTGCGCACGATCCAGTTCTAGGAGGCCGACGTGACCGAGAAGGGCTATCAGGTCGGCGCGTGGGGAATCATCGGATGGTCGTCAATCGTCGAGGAGACTCACGAGACGAACCCGGATCTGATGTGGCCGAATTCGGTGAACGTGTTCGACCGGATGCGCCGCGAAGACCCTCAGGTGAAGTCGGTGATCCGGGCGGTGACGCTGCCGGTGATCCGGACGGACTGGGCGCTCGACGGGGCGGGATGCCGTGACGAGGTCACAGACTTCGTCAGCCGGAACATCGGTGTCCCGGTGAAGGGCAAGCCGAACGAGTCGCCGCGTCGCATGAAGGGGCGGTTCTCGTTCAAGGAGCACCTACGGCTCTCGCTGCTCTGCCTCGTCTACGGGCACTCGTTTTTCGAGCAGGTGTACGACGTCGATGCGACCCGCCGCACGAACCTGAGCAAGCTCGCCTGGCGGCCGCCGCGGACCATCCAGAAGATCCAGGTTGCGCGCGACGGCGGGCTCGAGTCGATCGAGCAGTTCGGCGTGAGCGAGCCGATCCCGGTG